ATGCGGCTCATGACCGCGCCCAAACGTGCAGCTCAGGCTCATGTCATCGACCTTTGGCACCGCAAGCCGAAGTCCGGCGAGCAGGTCTACTACCCCGCCGACCAAGCAGATGGCCCGGTGTGGTGCGCGGTGAAGGCGCACAAAAAACCGGGCTATGTCTGTACCAGCACTCACGGGCGCGGTAAGCGCTGGCGCGCTTACTGGGTTGACCACGACGGCCAACAGCGCACCAAGGCGTTTGATCGCCAGGTTGACGCTCAAAGGCACATCGACGGCGTCACGACACAACTCGGTACCGGCACGTACACCGACCCTGAGCGCTCAGCGACAGCGTTTGGTGTCATTGCCGAAGGGTGGATGAATGCCAAGCAGGCCGCCAACCGTGCACCGAAGACAATCGCCGGATATCGAGGTCTGCTTGACGTCGTGATCCTGCCGAAGTGGGGTGACTATCCCCTCAGAGACATCGACCACGAACGCCTCCAAGCGTGGATCACCTGGTTATCAACCGATCCAAGTGCGAGGCAGCACAGACGCAAGAGCAGTCCCGACGGAGGCCTCTCCCCCGCTCGCGTCATCCAGATTCATCAAGTCATGCATCAGGTGTTCGCCTACGCCATCCGGTCCAAATACCTCGCGATCAACCCCGCTGACAACATCGAGTTGCCCAGCAGACCGCAGGGAAAAAGCCTCGCGTTGACCCATGAGCAGGTTCGTCAACTTGCCGAGGAAACCGCGAAGGCCGAGTCGACCGTCAGGCAACGTAGTGACACAGCACCGTCTCTTCTCTCGCCTCAGGGTCTCGCCACGCTGGTGACGTTTCTGGCCTACACAGGTCTCAGGTTTGGTGAGTGTGCCGCACTCCGGATCGGCGACATCGACATAGGTAAGTGTCGGATCACGGTTGAGAGGTCGATTACGGCCGTGCGCGGTGAAGGCCGCGTCGAAGGCGACACGAAAACTCATCAACGGCGATCGGTCCCAATCCTGACCACAGCGTTGACCGAAGAGTTAGCCGCGCTGATCGACGGTCGCAAGCCGACCGAGTTCCTCTTTCCTGGCCCCAACGGCGATGCAATGACCGTCGGATGGTTCCGCGTGCGGTTCGACCGCGCTACCGCCGCACTGGGTCTTGAGGGCGTCACGCCGCACACACTGCGTCATACGGCGGGGTCGCTGGTGATAAGCGAGACCGGCAGTGTGGTAACCGCTTCCAAGCTCCTGGGACACCGCAACGTCACCACGACGGCGAACGTGTACAGCCACATGCTTGACGGCGATTGGGACAAGTTGTCGGCGGCAATGGATAAGGCAACTAAGACCAGCATGTGACCATGGTCACGCCCGATTTCCCAAAAACGAGACACTGGCTTGATGCGGAGGTTCGCTGAGCTCCGTAAGCTACCGGCAGACGTACACAGCAAACGCGGTTCTCTCGTAGGCGTCTAGCAATTTGGCAGGACATACCTCGCTATTGCTATGCCTATGAAGGAGATCGGCTGTGAGTACACCGCAAGAGTTCGTTGACCCCGCGTGGCTGGCAAGCCGCGGCTTTCCCGAGTCGACTATCAGGCACTGGATCCACACCGGCACGGAGTGTGGCCCCCTATTCGGAAAGGTCGGAAAACGACGACTCGCGTATCGCGCTGAACTCGAACGCTGGCTGGCCAGCCGGATACCCGGCACCATCGCCCAGCCGTTGCAGGAAGCATCCGTTGAAGAACTGCGCGCCGAACTCGACCGCCGCGGGGTCGGTGCCGTATGAACCGGCTTCTCAACGGTACCGGCGTGTACGTAGATGACGACGGGTTCTACCGCTACGACGGGCGTATCGATGCGGAGACATTCCATACCGCCGCAGCACGCATTTACCGCAACGATGGACCCGCCTTGCTCAATGATCTTTTCTACGGCGGAAGCCTCGACCTCGCTGCGCATCCCTCGGTCGTGCCGGCCATCTGGTCGTGCGCCGATTGGCCGACCAGAAACCTGGAACCCGGAGACTGGGTTCACCTATTCACGGTGGCGGGCTACACGGTCGACGGCGAACCGGCCGCGCGTCGCGAGCAGCCCATCAAGCTCTACCGCGGATGCCACCATGATCGCCGCCTCGGCATGTCGTGGACTGTCAGCCGCGGAGTCGCAGAGTGGTTCGCGGAGCGTGACCTCGGGCACGGACCCGGCGAGATCTTCGAGCACGTCGCAGCGCCGCACGAGGTGTTAGCCATCATCGACGGCGTCGTCGGTCGGATGGAAGCCGAGTACGTGCTGAATCCGTCGTACCTTAACGACGACAACGTCACACGCGAGCGGCCGATCGTTCCGAAAGGGCGCGTTGGCGACCGTCTACGCAAGACGCGCGAGGCTATCGCGGCGCTCAAGCCCGAAAAACAGTGAGGAATTTAAAGCGTGCTTTAATAGAGGGTGGGAGAGCTATACCCGAAATCGAATCGGAAACGACCGACCTGACATACCAGGTGCCGAGGTGCAATCTTCCGCATTCTTCCCGATGGTAGCGGCCATTTTTCCCCGCCTTCTTTTTTACCTATTCACCGCACCCCACGTGAGGAACGGATTACTTAATGCTCTGCAAAAACTTACGACATGAACTAAAAGTCGGCAGCGATTGCCGCGACTGCTACCGCGAGCGAATGCGCCGCCGCGAGGACCGGCGCAAGCTGGCTACCGAGCTGCTCCGCCGGATGGAAGCTGCCGGAATTCGAGAATCCGACCTGAATTCGACTGACGGCTTCGCGATCGGCCTGGCGTGGGCTTCGACCGCCGACGAAACCGAGCTGGCCCGCATCGAGGCCGAGCACCCGGCGATGGTCGCGAAGCTGAGGCGCCGACTCGATCGCATCGAGGCTGGCCGATGACACCGACGCCGGTGCAAATCTCGCGGCGACAAAATGGCGGTGCGCAGATAGTGCAAGGCCGCTCGTACATCATGCTAAGCCGCGACGAACTCGACGACCTGATCGTCGACCTTATCCATATGCATGGAATGCCGACTCGGGCAGAGAAGATGATCAGAATTGCCAGCGACTGACGAACCACCCTTTCTGAAAGTCTATCTGCCGCAGCTCGAAACGCGTGCAATGAACACGACGACGGCAACGCACTACCGCCTCCACCTTCTGGCCCTGGCCCGCGCCGAACCCAATCGTCACGCCGAGTTCAAGCCCGGGGCACTGGCGAAACTAATGGGCAAGAACGGCAAAGCGCACCACGACATCAAAGCGGCGATTGCCCAGGCTGTCGCGTGCGGCCTCCTGGATGCCGATTCAATGCCGACATGCCTCGTGTTGCCCAAGGGCTTCGCGCAGCCATTTGACAAGACCGGGCGCGCCAAGCACGTCAAGTGCAAGACGCACACCGGGAAATCGGACCCACTGGTTGCCGCGTGGAACTGCGCCCACACCAGTCGCAAGCACAAAGCCCACGGCTTGTGCGACGGGTGTTACCGGACCGAGAAACGCCACGCGGACCGCGAAGTGCGACCGCCGTGGTGGGATACTGCCCCTATCAACTATTCCCCTTCCGCCCCAGAAGAATCGGGACAATCAGGGGAATTCGGAGGGGAATTCACCGGATAAGTAGGGGAACAAAAAGGGGAATTCCGGGGAATCCGTCGCGCCTACCTGCGGTGTCCCCTCCGTCTCTTGGTCTTCTCTAGTCGTCTCCAACGTCCCGCCGCACGCCGCCAACGCCGCAGGGCGTCCCGGCAGACCCTTGCCGCTTGCCGTCCCGCCGACCGGCGCACCGATGACCGGGCGGATCGTGGTTGTTCCAACTGAGTGAGTTTTTCAAACCAGACCCACCCGGGCTTGCCCGGGGTTGCGTAGGCACATCCACAGTCGCCGCCCCATCGAGGTCGGCGAACGGCGTCACGTTGGCGTCGTTGACCTTTGGGGATCCCACAAACATTCAGAGGGTCGAAGTCGTCGGAGACCTCTGACCTCCGCATGTGGGATCTCCAGAGTCTCGTCACGCGGCGCGCGCCGGTCGTGGCAATCCACGTCGGCGTACGCCGTTCGACAGGCGTATCAGCCCCTAGCGCGAACGAAACCACGTCGCAGGCACTGTCTACCCAGCAAACCACATAGAGCCGTCCACGGCCAGCCTGGAGGGGCGTAATCGCTATCTTTGAACATCTTCTCACCGCCGTCCTGGAACTCACCCACGACGAGCGGCAAATCCTGATCAACGCCGTCGCCCAGGCTACCGGGCAATACGCCGACCGCTCATCGCTGATCCGGCGATACGTCGCAAGTACACGGGAGAACAACTCTTGACCTTCAAACACGGCCACGCCGAGCTCGTCCGCAGCGGTCGGCAGTTTGTCGTCGTCCGCTGCCCTTTCTGTAAGACCGACCACGCACACAAGCGCGAAAGCCTTGGCTCAGCGGAGGTCGTCGCGCACTGTGGCGGCGTCGGGCAATTGCTCACCTACTCGATCCCGAAATCCTGAACTCCCGGCTGCCCGTCGTAGCGCAACTTCCTTCCATAGCGCTCCGGGCAGCCGCCTCCTTGGTCGGCAGGCGTACCTCAAGACGCTCCGCCTGCCTTGACCGACGCCGCCGTGCGTAGCGGGCTTTCCTTTTGGGCCCCCGCCTGACGTGCCAGAGCAGGCGGGCACGGCGGCACCCAAACTTAATTGACTCACAACAGAATACGGAACAACTGAATGGCCAATGTCACCGTCGACGTGCATGCGCGTTTAGCGACTCATTCGCTGAGAACCGCTGAGACGGAGCTTTTCGCCCGGGTCCAGCGGATGGGCCGTGATGCGGGCGATGGGTTCACGCAGAACTTCGCCACCGGAGTTGAGCGCGGCTCTGATCGCATCACTCGCGCGATGGACCGATCCGCCTCGGCGACAGTTAAGCTGACCGACGCCGAGAAGCGATACCGGAAAGCCCTGCAGGGCAACGATATCGAAGAGGTCATCAAGGCAACCGAACGGCTGGCGAAAGTCCGTCGGGATCTCGCCAGCCAGGACGCGCGGTTGGATAAAGCGTTCGGCAACCTGTCGGGCACCAACTCCCAAGTTCAGACCTTGACCACCAACCTGTCCAATCTCGGCCAGACCCTGCAGGGCCTCGGGCGCGCCGCGGGTCCGGTCGCGCTCGCCTCTCTTGTACCCGCTCTGGGAATGCTCGCCGGAGCAGCAGCGCAAGCCACCGGCGCTGTCGGCCTGCTGCCAGGTGTGGTCGGTACTGCCGTCGCTGGCTTCGGCACCCTGAAGATCGCCACATTAGGCGTCTCGGATGCTTTGGAGAACATCAACGACCCCCAGAAGTTCGCCGAGGCACTGCGGGAACTGAGCCCGAATGCTCAGCAAGCCGTGATCGCCCTTCAGCAACTGACACCGGCCTTCGACGGTCTGAGGGCAGCAACTCAGGACGCGCTGTTCGCCGGTCTCGGTCCGCAACTGACCCAAACCATCAACGCTGTGTTGCCGCAGATCCAAACCCTGACAACGGGTGTGGCAAGCGGAATGAACCAAATTCTCACCGGCGTGATGGGGCAGATGACCTCCCCGCAGGGAATGGAAACCATCGCCCAAACGGTGAACTCGATCGTTGCGGCATTCCAGAATCTCGCGCCCGCTGCCGCACCGTTCACCCAGGCGATCATGCAGCTGGTGAATGTCGGTAGTTCGTTCATGCCCAGTATCGCCACCGCGATCTCTGAAGGCGCTGAGGCGTTCGCCGACTGGATCACCGAGGCGTCTCGCACGGGTGAACTCCAATCGTGGATTCAATCAGGGATCGACGCCATGAAAGAACTTGGGCCGATCACCCTGGATTTGACGAAGACATTCCTGAGCTTGGCCCCCATCGGGGAGCGCGTCCTGCCGCTGATCGGCGACACCCTGCACGGGATTTCGGTGATCATGCCACCAATCGCCGAGGTGACGGCGAAGATGAGCCCGCTGTTCAACACGTGGGAAGTCGCGGTGACCGCTGTCGGCACAGCGTTCGATGTTGTCTCCGCTGCCGCCAATGGCGTGATCGGCGTGGTCAACCGGGTCACCGACGCGATCAACACGATGCTGGTTCCGGTACGCGCGGCAATCGACGCCGCCAATGCTCTGCCTGGCATGAATCTGCCCAATATTCCTCAGATCGGCCAGATTCCGCAGATCGGCCAGAACACACCGTCCGCATCGTTCGCCCAGGGTGGTGGCGCGAACGCCTCTCGTGAACGCCGTGGCTTGCCGCCGGTTCCTGCCGGTGTGCCGAGCATCCCGTACAACCCACCCTCGGCGCCTGGGGATTGGTGGAACGGCGCGATTGGCAGCCCGCTCAGTGGGTTCGATCCTGCTGAGCAGCTGCGTCGTCAACAGGCCGCTATGAGTGGTGGTGGTTCCGGTAGCGGGTCGACTGGTCCGCAGGTGCCGTTTACCGGTGATCCGATGGAGCTGCTGCAGGGGTTCTCCGTCACGGGTCAGCTCTACTCCGCGGCCGGAAGTGTCTTAGACGCCCGTCACCGCAGAGCCCAGGCTGAAGCCGAGTTGAACGCGCTGGAGGCATCGAACGCCGCGAGTGCCGCCGAAGTCCAGGCCGCGCGGAACGAACTCGCCAAGGCCGAGCAAGCGCAGTACGAAGCCGAGCTACGACTCAACGAAGCCAAACAGTCCACCACTGAGAAGTTTTCCAATCAGATGCGGTCGGCGACGACATCGCTGAACGACTTCGGCGTCGCCCTCGATGTCGACTTTGGGCTCTCCAGAGGCCTCGGTGGCCTAGCTGAGAACATCGTGAAGTTCGTCGCCTCCCTCGCCGCGGCGCCGCTGCTGGGACCGCTGTCGGTAATCGCTCAGCAGGGCACCGGCAGCCCTGTGATGGGCACCACCTACGCGAGCGGATACCCCGGTGATGCCGCACTACTGGCCAACGTTCCGGCCGGCCGGTACACGCAGGATCAGCGTGGCGACCTCACCCAGGGCCTGGCCGACTGTTCCAGCGCGATCGAAGATCTCGTCAACTTGCTCGACGGCCGACCCCACCGGCGGTGCCTCGATGTCAACCGCCAACGCCGACGAATGGCTCCGCGCCCGTGGGTTCCTCCCCGGCACAGGTGGTCCCGGCGACTTCCGCGTGGCATTCAACTCCAGCCACATGCAAGCCACCCTGCCCGGTGGCACCCCATTCAACTGGGGCAGCCCAGCGGCAGCCGCCAACCGCGGCATCGGCGGCACCGGTGCGGACGACCCGGCACTCACCCAGCGCTACTACCGGCCCGCGCGGAGCACTTCAGGTGGTGCACCGACCACCCCGTGGTCGATACCAGCGAGCCCACTGCCTTTCACGCCCCCCGCAGTGCCCACAGCGACACCGATGTCCTACGGGCAGACGCCGGGGCAGGCACAAGGCTGGCAGCCTAACTCGGGCGGCTATGCCGGCGTCGCTGGTCTACCTATGGCGGCGATCTCGTCGGCCATCAGCGCGGCCGGCATGGCTGGCGACGCTGCTGGCGGCATGGGAGGCGGGACTGCAGCAGCAGCCGCAGCCCAGATGCTCATGCAACTGGCCAACCGCACCATCGGCTACGCCGGTCAGGTCGCCGGCATCGGTGTCGACGGCCTGTTGGAGACCTTCACCCTCGGCGGCAGTGACGGCAGTAGTGGACGACAGGAGAGCTGGATCGGCCGCATCGCAGCGGGATTCGCCGGTGCCGGTGCGCAGATCCCCACCACCGCGGGAAACACCGAGACGCCAATGAAACCCAAGATGAACGAAGCCCAGCAAGGTGCCGCCGACGCGAAAGCCAAGGGCGCCAACAACGGCCCAACAGTCAACATCGAGCAGTTCGTCCAGGCCGAGAACCGCAACGGTACCCAGGCGGCAGCCGATCTCGCCTTCCGATCCTATGCACAAGGGAGAAGCTCGTGACACGCAAACCCTGCCTCACCCCGGGTTGCCCCGAGTACGCGACGTCGAGTCGTTCTCGGTGTCGCGTGTGTCAACGTCAACGACGACGCGAGACCTACGACCACCCCGACTATCGCAAGCTGCCGCGCCCGCGCGGGCGGTGCACGCTACAAATCAAATGCGACGGCGCACCGGCGACGACTTGGGATCACACCGTGCCCACTAGCAAAGGCGGCACGCATCTCCGATCCAACCTGCAACCCGCATGTGCGAGTTGCAATTCGGCGAAAAGGGACCGGCTCACCTGAACCGATGAGCGTCATTCGAAGAAGACAGGATCTCCGATGAAGCCGCTCTGCACGGTCCATAGCCCGTCAGCGCCAGCTGGCACGGCGACACAGGCGTTACCTTCTGCCACTCCGCCTGTGTAGAGATCGCCGAAATCGCTCAACGGATTCGGTATAACTCCGCACGAGTCCTCGTAGGTTCGGTTGTCCGAACCCACGAACTTGACTCTGATGCCGAACGTTGCGTTACCGGTTTTGTCGCCTATGTAGGTCGCTCGGACCGGCACAATCCAGAACTCCATGCCCGGGTCTGGCGGATCATTGAATCGGTTCTCAGCGGCAATCGCGTTGCCAGCTTCCACTGGGCGGCCCAAGGTTATCTGCCATTCCTCGTTGCTGACCGTCGCGCCGATGGGATATGGATTCTGCCTACTCCCTTTTTCCGGTGCAGACGGAGCGCTACTGGTCCTCGTTGAGCTGTCCCCGCCAAACGCTGGCGCGCGGTCGGCCGTCAAGTCTGAATCATTGAACGCGTCACTGAAAGACGAAGCAACGACGGCAAAGAAGACGACGACGCCGACCACGACACCGACTATCGAAACGACGATGGCGGCAATGCTCGTGCCCTTCGTCTTGCCTGAGAGACAGACGCCGACGATCCCCATCACAAACCCTATTGGCAGCAGTATCCATCCAACGACCAGGGCACCGGGAACGCAGGCGAATATGAACCCGACGATGCCCACGATGAGGCCAATCAGACCTACGACGTTCCGCTCCGGTGGATATTGCACCGGATGGCCGGTGGTCCAGCCCTGTGGTGATGGATAGCTCATGCCGAAGGCCCCCTAGCCTCGCCCCTACCTTCGCGGGTGTCAGCCCGCAAAGCTCCCAGGCCAAGGTTACGGCGTCGGTCTGACACACAGGGTCGAATATGGCAACGAGCGCGTCGATTCAGCGCTCACGGGCCCGAAAAGTTCCCGCGCCAAACGCCCAGCTCGACGCCCGGGCCGTTCTGCACGCTTTCAAAACCGGCCACTCTATGCACTAAATATGTACTCCGACCTGCATAAACCACGTTCGAGCAAACATATCCCTACCTGCAAAACCGCAGGTCACGTTTGCACTGCAACGCCTCTGAAGGGGTAATTTCATGCCATCTAACCGCGAGATCCGCGATGCCTTGATTGAGGCGGTCAACGAATCCGCCGAACTGCGCACGCTCATCGAAGGCGTGCCAGATCGCGTCGCCGACGACGTGCAGAAGCGCGTGCCGGTGGACACCGGGACGGCGAAAGCCTCGATTGAGGTCAAGGCGCGGCGCAGCCCGTACAACCGGCTCACCACACGCAAAGTCAAGGTGGGCGCCGTCCAGAGTGACGACGACCCCGCCAAGATCGGCACCCTCGAATACGGGCGCGCTGAGACCGACGACAACGGCGGTACGCCAGACTTCGCGATGTTCCGCAAGGCCGCTGCCGAGTGGATCGATAAGTGGCTGTAGGCGGCAACGCCCGCTCCCGATTTCAAGACACCTCCGAACCGCCCTGGTACCGCTGGCGCGAGAAGAGCACCGCCAAGCGGGCTATCCGCTTCATCGAGACCTACTGCCGTTCCCCGAAGGGTCACGGTCACGGCAAGCCACTCAAGCTGGCCGGGTTCCAGCGTGACTGGATCAGCGAGATCTTGTCTCCTGGCGTACGTCAGGCGGTGCTGCAGTGCCCTCGTGGTCAAGGGAAGTCGACCCTGTTGGCGGCGTTGGTGGTGTGGGCGGTGTTCGACCGCTACGAAGACGGCGCCCCGCAGGTGCCGGTGATGGCCACCACGGTGGGTCAGGCGAAGAAGGCCGTCTACGACGTCGCTGTCGCAATGATCCAGGCCGAGCCAGAACTCAGTACACGGTCGCTATGTTTTACCGCGATCGGTGACAGCCGAATCGTCGTGGGCTACAACAGCGGCGTTGCGTTTCCGGTCTCTAACGACCCCGATGGGCTTCAAGGTCTGGACCCCGGGCCGCTGGCGGTGGTGGATGAGATCGGGTTCCAGCCGCTCGAATCGTGGTCGTCGATGATGCTGGCCTCCGGTAAGCGCTCACGCTCACTCATCGCTGCGATCGGCACACCGGGATTAGACCGGGATAACGCGCTGTGGCACTTAAGGACAGCATGGCTCGACGGCAACCGGACCCCGGGGTTCTCCTACACCGAGTTCTCCGCACCCGAAGGGATGGACCCCTACGACGAGAACACCTGGCGTCGCGCGTGCCCCGCTCTCAATGCGGGGTATCAGGCGATTGACGCGCTACGGGTGGCCATTGCAACGGCACCGCTGTCGCACTTCGAAATCTTCCACCTTGGGCGCTGGGTTGACGGCACCGACTCCTGGCTAGGCCCCGATGGCCGCGCCGTCTGGGAAGCACTGGAATCGGACTACCAGCTCATTCCGGGCGCTCCCACGTTCGTCGGCATAGACGTAGGCCTCAAGCGAGACACCACGGCCGTGGTCTACGCCCAGTGTCGACCAGACGGCAACCTGCACACCGTTGCCAAGATTTGGGCTCCCACCAAAGACGAGTCAATCGACCTGTCATCGGTGATGGCATTCCTGCGGGAACTCGATCGGACCTATGACCTCCAAGCCATCGCCTACGACCCCCGCCTGTTTGAGATCCCAGGCCTGATGTTGGCCGATGAAGGCCTGCCGATGGTGGAATTCCCACAATCGTTGGAGCGCATGACGCCAGCCTACGTCGCCCTCTATGAAGCCATCACCACCGGCAAGATCTCCCATGACGGAGACGAGCAGTACGCCCGTCAGATCTTGAACGCGATGCCCAGACCCAACGAACGCGGATTTCTACTCAGTAAGCAGAAGTCCCGCGGCAAGATCGACGCCGCTGCCGCCCTAGCGATGTGTTTTGACCGTGCATCGCAGCCCACGAAGAAACTCCCCGAATTCATTGCCCTCTAGGAGAAACCTATTGCTTAGCAGAATGTTTCGGCGCGACCCGCCCGAACCCGAGACTCGCAATCTCAGCATCGCCGATCCCGGCATCGTCGCGCTGTTCGGCGGCGCACCCGCGCTCGCTGGAGTCACCGTCAGCGAACGCACCGTCCTCGGCATCCCGGCCGTCAAAGCTGCGGTATCCCTGATCGCCGGCACCATCGCCGCGCTACCGCTGCACACCATCACCGAACGCGACGGCGTCAGTCAACGCGCACCGTCGTTTCTCGACGACCCCGGCAGGGTCATAGGTCTGACCGCTTACGAGTGGAAAGAAACAGTCCTAGCCCACTTGCTAATTCACGGGAACGCTTTTCTCGTCCATGTCCTCGGCGGTGCAGGGCAAGTCGTGGGTTTGCAGCCGATCCACCCGTCAGCGGTCGGTGTGGAGATCGACAAGCAGGGCCGCAAGTCCTACCGCGTCAGTCTCGCCGACGGCACCACCCGCACCTACACCGACGCCACGCTAACGCACATTCCGGCATTGAGCCTGGACGGTGCCCGTGGGCTCTCACCGCTGGAAGTCGGAAAGAACACCTTCGGCACATCGATCGCCGCCGAACGCGCCGCGGCGAAGATGTTCGGCAACGGCGCTCTGATGTCGGCCATCGTCACGCCCGAAGATGACCTGACACCCGAAGAGGCCAAAGAGGTGAAATCCTCGCTGGACTCCAAGGTCGCCGGTGGATCCCACGCCGGTGAGATCGCGGTGTTTAACAGGAAACTGAAGATCACCCCGTGGTCGCTGTCCGCTCAGGACGCACAGTGGATCCAATCGCGAGCCTTCCAGATCGAAGAGATCGCCCGGTGGTTCCAGGTTCCACCCCACCTCCTAGCCCAGACCGAGAAACAAACGAGCTGGGGCACCGGTGTTTCCGAGCAGAACAGAGGTCTCGCCCGGTACAACCTTGAGCCCTGGACCACACGGATTCAGGAACGGCTGTCGTGGCTACTGCCGGAAGGGCGTAAAGCCGAGTTCTTCTACTCCGCGTTCGTCGAACCCGACCCCGAGACCGAAATCCGGCTGCTCATCGAACAAGTCAACGCAGGCCTTCTCACCGTGAACGAGGCGCGGAAGATACGAAACCTCCCACCACTGCCAGAACCCACGGAGGTTGACAATGTCGCCTGACATCGAACGCCGGTTCGCCACCGTCCACACCGCGATCGCCGGGAACAAACTCGGCGGATACGCTGCGGTATTCAACCAGCGCAGTGACATCGGCCCGTTCTGGGAGATGTTGGCACCGACTGCCTTCCGCTCCGCTTTGGGATCTCCCGATCTTGACGTCGTGGGCCTGCTCAACCACGACCCGTCGCTGTTGCTCGCGCGCACTCCGAACACGCTGCGTCTCAGCACCGATAGTCACGGACTGGAGTTTGAACTCACCCTGCCCGATACCACCACAGGACGGGATGTCCGCGCACTCGTGGACGCCGGACTGATCACCGGATGCTCGTTCGGCTTCATCGCCGGCACAGAAACGTGGTCAACCCACGCTGGTAAAGACCTCCGCACCCACACCGACGTCGCACGCCTCGTAGACGTGTCCGTCGTGACCTACCCGGCATACCAGGGCACCTCGGTGTCCCTACGCAGTAAGCCCACAACCCCGGCCGTCGACGGCCGCACTCAACTAATGCGGGCGCGTGCCCGTGTTCACCTTCTGAAAGGCAACTGAATTGCGCACTATTGAAACAATCCTCGCTGAGCAGCGCGCCGTCATCGCCACCGCCGAGGCCGAAGGCCGCGCCTACACAGACGACGAAGCAGCAAAGTATGAAGCCCTTGAGGCTGAGCTGAAGTCAGTCCAGCGCACCGAGGAGATCCGCGCTCGCCAGGCCGCCTACGAGGCACCCAACGCTTCGCTGACGGCCGCTGTCAACGTCGGCACCGTCAAGTCCGACGACACTCTAGATCGGGCATTCACCGCGTATCTGCGTACCGGGCAGGCGAATCAGGACATCACCGAGCTTCGCGCGCAGACCGAGGGCAGCCCGAGCGGCGGCGGCTACACCGTGCCGACGACCTACCTCAACCGGCTGACCGAAGTCCGCAAGAGCTTCGGCGGGATCCAGGCTGTCGCCGAAACCCTCAACACCGACGCCGGAGAGCCCTACCGGTGGGCGAGTTTCGATGACACCGCCAACACCGGAGAGTTGGTCGCCGAAGGCGCCGCCCCTACCACGTCGGGGGCTGACCTCACGTTCGGTGAGGTGACCCTCGGTGCATTCCGATACACCGCACCCGGTGCCGGGAATACTCCTCTGGAGATTTCTCAGGAACTCCTGCAGGACAGTCAGTTCGACTTCGGCGCCCGCATTATCGACGCGCTCGGCAAGCGAATCGAACGGACACTTGCGGTGGATCTTGCCACCGGTGCAGGCACTACCGAGCCCCGAGGCATCCTCAACGGCACAGCGCTGACGAATAAGACCGTCAGCTACGACCATTTCATCGACGCTATCTACTCGGTGGACCCGTCGTATTGGGATGGCGCGGTATGGATTCTGAACCCGCTGACCGTCGCGGCCATTGAGAAGCTGAAGGACGGCGCGAACCGTCCGCTGATCAACCAGTCCGTCGACGGCATCAACGTCGCGCGCACGAGCCGAACCCTGTTGGGCTTCCCTGTCGTGGTATGCCCTGAAGTCCCCGCCTACGCCGCCACCGGCGCGGTCAAATGGGGCGTGTTCGGAAACGTGTCCGAGGGCTACATCGTGCGGCGCGTGAACGGCGTCATCGTCACCGTTGACCCCTACACCGCCGCGAACAACGCCAAGGTGAAGTACTCCATGCATGTTCGGGCCGATGGCAACATTAAGACGCCTGCGCCGTTCCGCGTCCTGCAGGGTCCCGCATCCTAATTTCCATCCTGGTACCAGCTGTACCGGGCAGGGACTCCCGCCGTCTGCTCAGTAGTCTTTACGGGCAGGCGGCAGGACAACCCGTTGAAGTATTGGTGCTGTGCGATAACCTAAAACGCAGCATCGGGCGCAAACGCAACGACCTGCTTTCTGTCGCCCAGGGCGACTACATCACCTTCGTGGACGACGACGACATTGTCACCGACGACTACGTCCGATCTCTCGTTGGCAGCCTCGGCGCAGACGTGGTCACCTTCGATGTTGAGGTCACGCTCAACGGGGGACAAGCGTTCCCGATGCGATTCTCCAAGGACTTCACGAGTGAAAACCGTGACGGGCTATGGCTGCGCATCCCTAACCATCTGATGTGCGTGCGGCGGGAACTCGCGGTACAGAACGGCTTCCCAGATGTCGGGGTTGGTGAGGATGCCGACTACGCCAAGCGTTTACTTCCGCTGTTGCGCAGTGAGACTCGCATCAACCGCACGCTCTACTTCTACCGCTACAGCGATGCGGTCACCCTAACTCAGACTTCTAGGAGAAGCACATGCGCACATGGGCACCAGCGTATATCACCGTAATGGATCTGGCGGCCTGGCTCAGTATCCCTTATCCCGCCGATGAGGCCGCCCAATGGATCGCCTTGGAATCGTGTATCGCCGCTGCTTCCAGGGCGATCGACCGCGCTACGGGTCGACAGTTCGGCAAAGTCGCCGAGCCTGAAACGCGTTGGTATAAAGCGCAGTTCTTCAAGGATCGTTGGGTGATCGATATCGACGATTTGATGACCACTGACGACCTCGCTATTGAAATCAACGACGTCACACTTGATCCCGCTGACTACGCCCTCACGCCACGCAATGCCGTGCAGCAGGGCAAGCCGTGGACATCGCTAGAGATCCTGCCCCGCTCCCCGGTGAAACCCACGGGCGAAGTCTGCATCACCGCATGGTGGGGATGGGCAGCAGTTCCGCGGCCCGTCGAACTCGCCACGATGATCCAGGCATCACGCTTCTACGAACGCCGGGACAATCCCGCCGGCCCTCTAACCGTCAAGCAGATCGACGACGTCCGCTACGGGTGGGCTCCCACCGCATCAACCGAACTTGACGCCGACGTGGCCGCGAGCATCGCCGGGTATCGAAAGCTGTGGTTTGCCGTTTAGGGTCGGTAACGCGGTCTGTGGCTTGTAGGGCGCCGTAACCCGCTATTGCGGCGGCCCCTTGCGTGGCTGAGAACCGAAGAATATGGGACCAGGGCCGGGTGTTGCAGGCTCAAATCCCGAGTACTCAAATGAGATCGAGTTCGGGCCGATGCCTACCCACCCGCCGGGGTTTCCTACAGATGGTGCGTGACTAATCCCGGGTTTCAGTACCCACGGAGTCGGGATCTTCGGAAGTCCTGCGAACGTGTCAGCAAGTTCCCGTCCAACTGGCGGTTCACCAGTCGAGTCGGCGGGAGAGAAGACGGTGCTGATCTTCGACTGCTGGGGGTCAAGCAGCACTCCGATGACATGCGGTCCGACGTTCTGCGGAACGACCGCTGAGGTGTCTCTCACCGCTTGCAACATCAGATCGCGGAACATAATTGGATCAGGCTCATCGTGAACACCGTTGTGTACGTCGTTGCGGTACTGGCACAGGTCGACGTTGAGCGCGTGAAGCAATTCCTGTACACAGGTCCCAACACCTGAGAGCCGGACAGCCCCAAGTGGAAGGCGGCGAGGCACCAGTTCAGACGCGTTGGATGATTGCCCCAACATGTCGACAGAAAACATGACCCGTGTCATTGTTTTTCTGCCGCCCTGTTGTAGCCCTGAGGCCAACACGGCCGTCGTGTAACTATCGCGAGTTCGTCGCGGCAACCTTCCATAGGCTCGCTCTAACCCGGCCGCGATTTTATTCCGAATTCCCCGATAGTGGAGATCGCGGTCTGGCATCCAGGGAAAGAACGCCGGTCTATGGCTGAGGTCTTCAATTCCAGTGATGCACTCCGCGAGAAACACATCGGTCGGCTTCCCGTCCAAGTACGCCAAGCCCGTGTACCCGATGACCAGCCAGCAGCCACGACCGACCACCACGATGGTCTTATTGCTATTCGGGTCCCACTCGCCATCCGGATTCTGTTTCGTGGGCTTGGTGCTTACCAGTCGGTCGCTGGCATGGAACGCCCATGGTCCCCACACGGCAGACAAGATCAGCGTCAT